ATTCAGACACTCGGCCTTGCTGATGAAGCCGCTGTGTTTGCAGCGAACCCGACTGAAGAGAACCGCCGCGCCTTTCTTAAAGCCGCTGAGTCTAAGTACAAATCCTCTGGTGGCTTTGGTAAGGGCGAGAACTGGGAAGCTTTTAAAGAATTGCTTGGCGGTTCACTTGGTATGCTTGTTGCCCCTGCTGCCGTGGCTACGGGTGCTGGCGTTGTCACGGGTCCAGTTGGCGGCGCAGTGGCGGGTGCCGGTGCGATTGCAAGTCAGTACGAAATTCAGGCACTTCTGCGACAGGCGCAAGAACAAGAGAAAGCCATTGCTGAAGGTCGTACTCCTCAAGAACTTTCGATTGCCAAGGCAACCGCTGCCGCAGCAGGACAGACCGCGCTTGACGTTGCGGGATTTAAACTCTTTAGGGAAACCTTTCGTGCGTTCCCGTTCCTGCGTAATCTCGTATCGTCAGAGAAAGAAATTGCTGAAGACGCTGCACGTAAACTGGTGGATGCAGCCCGTGAAGGCACGCTCAAGTCCACGGCTAGAGGCACGGTACAAGGTATTGCTGGCGGCGTAGCGTTTGAAGTACCGCAGGAAGTAGCGCAGCAGGCACTTGAACGCTGGCAGGCTGGCCTGTCTCTAAGCGATGCCGAGGCAAAAGAAGAGTTCAAACAAGCCGCCATCGGCGCTGCTATCCTTGGCCCAGTCATCGGTGGCCCTGCCGGTGCATTGAGTGCAAGAGCAGATCGTAGTCGGGCGCAGGTTCTCAAGGCTGCTACTGATAACGCTCAGACTCGACTTAATGAGATTACTACCAAGACGGACCCGACCGCAGAAGAGCAGGCCGAGGCCGCGTTCATTCAGTCTAATCTGAATAATCCGCTTGAACTTGCCAAGAAGTACAAGCCTGCTGCGCCTGCTACGAGTCAGGAAGAGTCGTCAGTTACACCACCTCCGGTGAAACCCGCCGTTACAGAAATCAAAACGGCTGAAGATCTTCTTAACGCACCACCCAAAGTAGCCGCTGAAGATGCGCCCGAGCCGCTGCGTAACGAGCCTGTAAGCCTGACTGAAGATCAGGTTTACGAAGAAATTAACAAGATGGAGCAGGAGCAGGAGCAGTTGGCTTCGCTGCTCTTTGACCCTGTTCAAGTAGAGATTCAAGCTAAAGCCGCTAATCAGCCTGTCGAGATGTTCACGGCTAACCTAACCAAAGCGTACGACGATTTGGTTACGAGGCTTGATATTTTCGATAAGAACTATATGCAACGGATGAGTACGACTACTCAAATGCCGGGGGCTGTACCCGGCGTCCAGTTGCAGAGAAGGTTTACCCCGGTAGAACTTGCCCAAGCGCAAGTCTCTCCTGACGTTGCCAAGGCACTCAATCTGGATGTTGCAGACGTACAGCCGCCAGTATCACCTGCACCGCCTATTGCACCAGAGGTATCCCGTGGAGCCGAACCAACATCACAGGAAGTTATTGAGCCAGTTGAGCCTCAACCAACTGGAGGAGGCGTTGCTCTGCCTCCATCAGGACCGCAACCCGCAGGACAAGCACCTACAGTCGCTCCAGTTGAAGGAGTGGAGCCTCCTGCACCAGTTGTTAGTGATGCTGATGTTGGAGAAAGAGCAGTCCAGCCTGCACTAGGAGAGCCTGTTTTTGGCTCTATGACTGTTGGAGCAGGTAATGAAAATTTTGAAGATCAAGTAGTTGCTCCTGCTAGACGAGCCGCAGCAAACGGAAAAGGTGTAACTAGAACTCTCAAGGATGGTACTGAGGTCTCATTAGTCAGACTCATTGATCCAGACGATACTCAACAAGAAAGAATAATTGCTTTGAATAATAACGGTGAAGCCGTAGGCGATTTAACTTATACGTTGGTTGAAGGATTTCAACCTACAGTTTTTGTAACAGAAGGCGCTCAGCGAAAAGGCGTAGCTACAGCGATGTATGATTTGGCTGAAGCCGCAGGCGCAAAAATTCCTCCTTATAGTTCAACTAGCGCAGTGCGTACTGTTGCAGGCGATGCGTTTAGAAAAGCACGAGAAGAGAAGCGTCCTGTCCGTGCCCAAAGCCGTCTTACCGCAGATCAAAAGCGCGTTTTGGCTGAGCGTATCGCGCAGCGTATTGCACCGAAAGGCGTGGTGCTTACCCGCACTGGGCCGTTTACAAAGAGTAAAATTGTCGTTAGTGATGCTTTTAACCCACGACTTGAGGGGTTCCTTAAAGCTGTAGTCAACATTATCGGGCTTGGCGATGTAAACATCATTCTGCTCAGTAAGAGCGATCTGCGTACGCCCGGTGCCAGAACTGTCACCACTGACAAGTACAACCTGTACGGCGGCTTCAACGTAGAACCGTTGATTGAATATGCGATTGATCCTGACGCAGATGGTGCGGTTAATCCGTTTAGCAATGGTAAAGGCTACGCAATCATCGTAGATGACAAGCTGCCTATTCAGGTCATGCTTGAAACTCTTGGGCACGAGCTTGGACACATTGTCGAATCTGAAGCATTTACGAATGCAGACGAGAAGACCCGGACTGCGGTGTTCGACGAGTATCTTGCTTGGCTAACTAAGAATGGGCAGGAAGATACTGTTAAGTTGATTAGGCGAACCCGCGCATGGGCTACGTCAGAGAGATCGTTAGAAGGTCAGCCCGAAAATGCCGTGTTAAGTGAGAAAGATCAGGAATACCTGAAGTCTTTCAGCGAATGGTTTGCCGACAACGTAGGCAAGTGGATGACGACCAGCGAGAAGCCGCTGACCGTTGTAGAGAAGTTCTTCTCAAACCTTGCAAAAAGAATACGAAAGATCGTTGCCTTCTTGACTGGCAACCGCCCCGAGTTCCTGCCTGCTGAGTCGGTTAAAAACTTCTTGGATGGGCTGACTCCGCTTAACGAAGGCATGACTGCGCCTCTTATTAAAGAGGCAATAGGATTCAAAGGGCCGCGACCGATATTCCCCAGTATCGACGGCTTAAAGAACTTCTGGAATTGGTTTAGTGGGTCCAAGGTAGTAGACGAAGAAGGCCACCCGATCATCATGTACCACGGATCTCCGAAAGTATTTTCGGTGTTCCGATCAGGTGGGCGTGCTAACGCTATCTTCTTATCACCTGACCCGCACTTTGCAGAACGCTTTACGGTTGATGCGTTTGATTACGACGTTGGTCCGATGTACGCGGTGTACGTCAACGCCAAGAATCCGTTTGACTTTGAGGATGTAACGCAAATTGCAGCACTTGAGAAAGCCCTTGCCAATGAGTTCACTAAAACAGGTGGCGTAGTAGGGTCTACAGATTGGCTAACGATGATGTCGTCTATTAAAGAAGGCGACTGGCGCACGATTGAACAGCAGATGGTACAGAGAGCCATTCGCAAGCTCGGGCATGATGGCTTCTACATCATGGAAAGTTTGTACTCGCCTGAGTTGATGGAGCGTGTCGAAGCCAAGAATCTTGCTGTTTATGAGCCTAATCAAGTCAAGTCAGCGATTGGTAACGACGGCAAGTTCAGTAAGAAATCGAACGATGTAAGGCAATCGCGCCGGGTGCTGGCTGCGACAATTAACAATGTCGGTAACGCTGTAAACAACCTGCCCCCACTTAGTAAGAGCGTATATGACGGCGTGCGTGGGGTGCTTGATTCTACCCGTATAACTGATGCGATGCGTTCAGCGTTGTACGCATTCTTGTCTCTGCCGCAGCAGGTAGAAATATTTGTTAAAGAACTGCCCACTCTTCGTAACTTGCTTAACGTCCTCAACGTACGGGCAAGTTCTCTCAAGGATAGGAAGGAAGATCTAGATCGCAACGTCCGTAAGTGGAATGACACCATCACGGAGAACATTCAGTACAAGGACGAGTTCTACGAAGTAGCGCATGAGTCAACTCGTTTGACAGGCCCGGACGGTAAGCAAGGTGTGCAGTTTAGTAATCCCATGCACGCCAACCATCCGTTGACTCAGCGGTTCAAGCGCCTGCCCCCTGCATTGCAGAAAGTTTATTTTGAGATGCTGGAAAGCTATCGCAAAATGTCAGACGAATACGTTGCGTTGCTGTCCAAGAATCTGTCGCCGCGTGAAGCCAAGCGTTTGCAAAGAGAGATGGCGCAGAAGCGCCTGCGGGTATACCTGCCTCTCTACCGCGAGGGCGACTACTGGCTGCGTTATCAAGACGCTAAAAACGAAACGGTCGTGCAGTCCTTCAAGTCTAATTACGAGCGTGAGCTTGCATGGAAGGAGGCTCTGGCTAACGGGGCGCAGCCAAACAGCAATCAGATATTTGCCCGTATTGAAGACTTCTTTGATGGTAAAGGGCCGGGCACGTTCTTTAATCGCGTCTTGGATGATCTTAACAAACGAGGCGTGTCCCCTGCCGTAAAGAGATCACTTTACGAACTTTACTTGGATCAGATTCCCGCTGCCTCTGTGCGGCAGTTGTACCGTAAGCGTGACGGCTACAAGGGGTACGAGTCTGATCTAATGAATGTTTACTCCACGGTAGCCACTCGCATGGCTAACCAGCTTACTAATCTGGAGTACATACCGGAGATTGATTCTGTATTCGATGAAGTAAAAGAAGAAGCCAAGCAGTTTGCCGCGTCTGGTCAGTCCAAGAACCGCTCCGTTCCGCTGCTCATTGAAAATTTAAATAAGCAGATGGAGTACCTGCGTGACCCCGGCAACGGGTCTTTGGTCAACGCTTTGTCATCGTTCAGTTACTACTGGTACATCATCGGTAATATATCCACCGCAATCATCAATACCACTCAGTTGCCGATGGTTGTGTACCCGATGCTCGCGGGCAAGTACGGTATTGATAAAGCTAGTGCTGCGATGTCCGATGCGACCAAGCAGTATTTCAAAGGCGGTTTTGATAACGACAATATTCCGGGTGGCTACAAGAAGTTCCCTGCCGATTTCAGCTTCGGCGTAGGCGTGCCGCCAAACTCGCCGCTAGGCAAACTATACAAGGCCGCAGTGAGGCAAAGTGCAATTCGCCGCTCTACTGGCTACGACCTCGTACAAGGCAGAAAGAAAACTTATGGGACGGGGGATTACATTGGCCTGAAGGCCAAAATGGAACAGATCCTAGGATGGACGTTCCAGAACTCAGAACGGTTCAACCGCGAAGTGACGTTGATCGCGGCGTTCAACTTAGAGATGCAGAAGAATGGTGGGAATGTAGACGGGGCTATCAAGGCTGCGCTTGATCTCGTAAACCAGACTCACGGCACTGTGCTTGCCGAAACCTCGCCGCGTGTATTTCAGACTGGCTTTGGTAAAGTTGCGTTCACGTTTAAGAACTTTGCTCAGACGCAGATTTATCTGCAAGCCAAGCTACTGCGTGAGGCGACGAAAGGAGAAACGCCAGAAGTTAAGCAGCTTGCTGCCAAGCAGATGATCGGCATCATGACGATGGCGTTTGTGTTTGCTGGTATTCACGGTATGCCGTTCTACAGCGCAGGTACGTTGCTTGTTGATCTTCTGGCTGATCTGTTTGGCGATGAAGATGATCCGGTCAAGTCTAACGAAATCGTGCGGCAGTCGGTCGGAGCGTTGGCTCACAAGGGCGTGATTAACGAACTTTTCATGACCGATGTTGCTGCCCGTACTGGGTTTAACGGGCTTCTGTGGAAGGACGACGACAAGCGTCTGGAGGAAGTTGGTCCTGTACTGTTTGCCGCTGAACAAATCTTCGGCCCGTCCTACGCCGCGTTCATGGGCTTCTTCCGTGGATATAAAGACTACAAGGAAGGACATTACGACCGTGCGCTGGAAGCAGTGACTCCTGCCTTCATTAGAAATAATCTCAAGGCATACCGGTTTGCAGTTGAGGGCGCAGAGAGCAGAAGCGGCGAGAAGATCTTCGATGACTTCAATAGCTATGAACTCTTCATGCAGGCACTGGGTTTTACTCCAGTCGAAGTAGCGCGTCGTTCAGAACTTGCGGGGGCGCTCGCAAGCAGAGTGAATGACGTACAGAAGAGGAAGACTGCGCTTCTCAACAGACTCTACTTGACAAGGATAAACAAGGACAAGGAAGGGGAAAGGGAAGTTAGAGAAGATATCAAACGATTCAATCAGAACGAATTTGTAAGAAAAACTCGTAACGTCATCGGCAACGATGAGATGAATGATTCGTTTAATAGACGGCGAAAGAATGCTCGTAGTTCGATCTACGGTATCAACGTGCCAGAGAAGGCTCGTCGCCAGCTAGAAGAAGAATACAAATTAGAAGAAGACCGCTGATTATTTAATACGCCAGACGCGCACGCCAAGGTGTCCTTCCTTGGACGAGGCATAAGCCTTTACCCTTACTTGGGCAACCTTAGCGCGGCAATCTATGACGTATAGCATTTCAGAGATCTTTAGGGTGGGGATAAAGAAACTATCCCCTACCGCCATGCCTTCAAATGGAAAGATCCACTCAGGCTCCATTACTCGCGTTGTCATCTAATAGCTCTTTAGGTACTTCGTATTGAAAAGAGTACACGTGAATGGGGGGCGTAGTCATACCCGCCTTCCATCCGGTTGAAAGCCGCATCTTTTTAGATTCTAACTTAACGTCAGATCGCTCCAAGGCTTTCTCAAACTCGCCCGTACCAACGCTCTTGCTGGTCAGGAATTGCTTGAACTTGCTCTTGGAAACGTACTGAGTCGAGTTACCGATTTCAACACGGGCCACAAGTTCGCCGTGCGGTTCGTTGACAAGTCGGCCTTCATCGAAGATCAACGTGCCTTTACGCCAATGGTCGTTAAGGAATTCACCGATCAAGGCTTCGTAATCCGTGACTCGGTTCTTCTGTGTATTGTCTCTCACTTTAATTGTCTCCAGCATTACTCTGTCAAATATCCGTTCAATATCGAAATTGATGATGTTTGCTTCGTTGGCAATCTCAGCCCCTGCGAAGATGGCGCTGAATGCAGTTTCGTAAAATCGGAAAGCGGCGTTAGTACCCAACTTAGTTGTGGTTATGCGCTTACTCCACTTATCAATACGTGCCCTGACTTCAGTATCGCCAAGGTCAATAATCTTATTGATGAAGTCTGGTCCCGCATGACCGTGGTGCCTATGCAGAGGATCGAAGATGCGCTTACCAACTTCCATCGTCAAGAACGACGGCTGCATGAGAACGTACTCCAACAGACGCATGATCTCGCCACTTGCGTTAGCCTTCTTAGTGAAGATCAGATCGTAAAGCGATACGTTCGATGACATAAGGCACAGCATAGACGCAATCTCTTGCTGCTCTCGCTCGGCGTTGATCGAACTCTGCATACGCATCTTGCCCTTGCCTTGCGAAACAAGGTGGATCAGTTTCGATATCTGCTCGGGCGGCTTCTCCTGCACCTCGTCCATACCCATAATAATGTTCTTGAGGGACATGGCACGGCTATTGAAAGCGTTGTCTGTCGAATCGTACACACTAAGCGGCTTCGGTGCGCCCCATACGGAGAGCGCGGCATAGAGCGATCCAGACTTGGCAACACCTGATGGACCGGTGAAGCAGAAAGTCATGCCGTTCGTGGATGTGTAACGCATCAGTGGAGAGCCAAACGATACGAAAAGGCCGAACGCTTGCATCTCCAACTCAGGTTGATTCAGTTGATTGACGCTATCCTTCCATACCTGATAGTCCCCTTTCGGGCGCATGAGTCTTGATATGTCACGTATTAACGGACTGGATGCCGCCCTGCGCGTCTTGCCGCCGCCAACAACTTCCGTCTCGCCAATCAAGAATGTCTCGTTATCCGTCCATCCCATCTGGTGACAGATCTTGTCGGCAGAGTCTTGACTCTGTAAGTAATGTACCCATTTAGTCATGTATTCCACCAACTTAGGCCATAAGCTCTGGTGCGGCGGGACAACCCCTGCCTTACCAATAATTTCTTTCATGCTGTCAACAGACTGAGCATCACCTGTCGAGATGTACTTCTCACGGACTTCGTGGGGCAGTTTGATACGAACCAACAGTATTTCACCATCTGACTCGCCATACATGCGCTTGATGGGGAAGAATTCATTAGTTGATATCAGGACCGGCTCAGACTGAATCTTGTCGCCATCCTCGCCTATTTCGGCGGGGGGTATGTAGTAGATTCCTCCGGTTCGTCCTCGTATAAAGGGTAGGACCGCTTTAGGAAAAGGCGGAACTTCTTCGGGATTCGCTTCGATCCGAACTGCGTCCTCCTTACTAATCTCTTCGGCTGGCGCTGCAACGAACTTTCGTCCGATGGCAAGGGGGTTTGTGATCTGTCCTTTGAAGGGGCATCCGTTACATCCGCCGGGGTTACGCTGTTCAAAAGTGCCGCAACTGTGCGGCTTACCGAAAGTTTCATTGGCCTTCCTAATCGTGGCGTCGGGGCTGTATCCGATGTAGTCCTCGGACAACAAGTGAATAGCAGTTTCCCAGTCGGTGCAGTGACGGGCGATAGATAAAGCAGAGTGCCAGACAGGTTCTGGCAAATTCTTGGCGTTGATGATGGCGTTTCTAATCTGGTTGCAGCCATGACCATCAATACTTTTCTCAGCGATGTCCTGAAAAGCCGTCTCGTAGTTGTCGAACTTGGCTATCTTGCGCGTGTCTTCGTCCAGACCCTTCGGCACAAGATCAAGAATTGAGCCAGTCGGAATGCTTGCATCACCTAAATAATCTTTAAAGGCGGTGAAGTCGTACTGGTTAATCTCGTCTGTCAGGAACTTCGTCGGGTTCGGCGGGTCTGTCTTGAAGTTCAGCGTCTCGGGGCAACGCATGATCCGTGTAACGTCTGCCGTTACAACGGGGTCGATCTTCATGTGATCAAGACATAACTGTTTGAATTTGTCAGCGTACGGTTTCCACTCGGCAATCGGCACGGCTTCTTCAAACGGCCAGTACGCATGGATGCCGTTGCCCGAATCAACGACGACGGGAGGCGGCAGTTCCGTGACTTTCAGAAAATGATCTAAGTCCTCAACGGCCTCGGCCTTGGACTTGTAATGACCCGGCTTGTCAGGCTTGACATCCAAATCCACAAAAAAGGAACGGCAATAGGCAGAGTAATCGCTCATGCGGCTGTGGCCGCTGAAACTACTCAGAGCGATGAATACGTTCTTGCCTTCTGCATTAATCTCTTCAACTAGCCTTTCTACTTCGTCAAGGCTCTCCGCAAACCGGTTGACTACCCGCTTGTCCTTGGATATCTCGGTTACACAGTAGACGCCCTGCGAAGGTAAGACTTTCTCGTAAAATTGTTTTCGCATGAACATCGACCCACTTAGATAAAAAAGGCGGGGCGACGGCCACCCCGCTAACAACTGAGTTGGAGACTCAAATCTTGCGACCGATCATTTCCTCCACATAGGCTTTGGCCCGTTTGGTGTTTGAGGCAGGGAGTATTCCGTTCTTCATGTCTTGCTCAACAAGGTACATGAAAGCCTCTACGATCTTGCGCTTCTGCTCATGCATGACTTGGCCCCTAAACCACAGATGTAGCGTGTTACGCGATACTTCTACAGCCGGGGCGACGTAAGCCACGGGGAGGTTCGCCTCCACACATAAGCGACCAAGCCGTACTCCCAACAGCGAACTATCTGCCTGTTGTAGTTGAATTAGAAACTTGTCGCTGTATGTGCGAGGCATCGATCAGCCCTTCTTAGACCACTTCTTAATAACATCAGAGACATCAGCAGCCGGGGCCGCCTCGGTCTTCTTGGTCTCTCGGACAACAGGCTCATCAGCGACAGGCGCAGCCGGAGCCGCTTCCTCACCTTCATCCTGCTGATACACCGTCAGCTTGACCGCATTCTCAGCAGCCTTGGCTTCCTTCTGACGCTGCACGATCTTGGCGTCGTCTTCCGGTACAACGCCCACAGGCGAGAAGAGCAACTTCGGTACAGGCGACTTGGTGTCGAACTGCATCTTGGTCACAACCCGACCCGCAGAGATGTTGTTATTAGCAAGCATCTGCACGTACGGACGGAACGGCCACTTGCCCGCCTCTTCCTTGCCGAAGCAAGAGGTAGCCGGGAGAACCAACTGCATGATGTCACCACCGGGATCTTGCGGAAGAACCACGGCGGTACGCCACGATATACGGCAAGCAGAGCCGCTGCCCCCCTGACCAGAACCCTTCACAGACCACTGGCACTTGTCACAAGCAGAGGCTTGCGGGTTCTTGACTTCAATATCAGGAGCCTTGGAGTCCGTTGACCAACATACCGGGGCGACCTTTTCACCTTCCTTGTATGCACCCGTGTAATAGGTGCGGCTTGGAGCGTGGGCCATCTTCACGAAGATCACGTTCATGTGACGGTCTTCGATGGAGCCGATCTCTTTGCCACCCGCCATCTTACGGAACACGCCGCCCTTGATGGAGATACGCTTGGAAGCGTTACCGCTGCCACCGGCAACGGCGCGTGTATCGTCATCAACCCCGCCCGGAATCTGGGCGAGTTCGTTCTTCAAACTTGTAATGATATCGTTACTCATAAATCCTCACTGACTGGCTTTACGTACTGAAATTCCAAACTCGCGCATCACATTGACACCGGGCGGCAACCCGTCGCCATCGTGATCCTTCATGAACTCTTTGAAGTTACTCTGATGGATGCGCCGCTCAAGTAACTGTACTGCTTCGTTGTCGAGAACAAACTTGTAGAAGTTCTCCCAATCTTGGCAGAAGAAACGTTCATTCAACTTCCTCATCACCGTGCCGTGGCGCGTCTTGATGCTGTCTGCGTTGACAGAATTACACATATCAAGCATCACGGCTTCCAACTTTGCCATGTCTTCTTTCAGCGCGTTGTCTGTGGCTTCGTAGTCACGGGCCAACTTCTCACGCTGAGAGCGTATTGCTAAATACGCTTCGACTAACTCATCTGTGTTACCCACTTTTACTCCTTACGCTCGTTGTAGTAAGCGTGACCCTGTTCTATAAACTGTTTTGGACTAGTTACTTTGTGATAGTGCGTATCCATCTCGCCACGGAACGAAATATCAAGTTTCTTAATAACGGACTCAACAATCCTAGCGGCACGTGAACTAACACCGCATGACAGCCATACCCGGTTTCTGATGTTTATCAGATCTTGTAGCGTCTTCTTAAAATCCGCAGCAAGAACTAAATGTTCTTCATGCGTTAATGGTTTCAGTCTACTCATCGTTTACTTCCTCCAACTCCTGCTTGTACAGGTCTACTAACTTTTGATGATGATTAACTTTACCTTGCAGCATCGCGTACATCTTCTTCTCAACTTCAGATCCACGCAGATGCACTACTGACATCTTGTTTACTTGACCGACTCGTTCAATACGCGCAATACACTGTAGATACGTTTCGACTGACATCACCGGAGACCAGAACACCACCGTGTCAGCAGCCGTCAAAGTAATCCCATGCGCTGCCGATTGCGGTTGAATGATCAAGACTCTTGGATCTGTTGCTGTCTGAAATCTGTTGATGATGTCAGACCGTTGCCGTGCAGAAACTGATCCTTGGATGACCTCGTTCGTTATGCCTTCTTTCGTCAGGAACTCCCCAACGATGTCAATAGCATGAAGGAACGGAACGAATACTACAACCTTGTTTGTAGTTTCCTCAAGCACTTCTTTGAGCGCGTTGAGACGAGGTGAAATGTCGAACTGCACAACGTCGTGCTTGTCCGTGTACACCGCACCTGCTGATATCTGTAAAAGTTTACTAAGTGATGCTGCTGCATTTACAGCAGTGATCTGTTCGCCTGCTGCTTCTATCAGTAATTGCTTTTTTAACTCATTGTAGAATTTCTGTACTTGTGGCGTGAGCGGTACATCACGTGTCTGATAAACAACATCAGGCAGATCAAGACACTCTTTCTTGGTGTATCTAATTGCGGGTTGCAACGCACGAAACACTTGATCAGTAGAGTCTTGCTTCGGAACCCACTTGAACTTAGTGATCTGTACCATCACTCGGTCGCGCCAAGCCGTTGAAAACTTTGGAACTCTTATCGGCGTAATCAACTTGGCTAAACCGAATGCGTCCACCGGAGACTGCGCGGCAGGGGTGCCGGTCATCATCCAGAGCCATGTTGTAGGCTCAACTAACTTCGCAAGGATCTTCCATCGCTTTGTGTTCGGACTCTTGTATGCATTAGCCTCGTCAACGATGATCAGATCAAACTTGGCTTGTTGAAGTTCTTGAAGAACTATCCCGGTGCCGTCGTAATTAATCACCGTGAAGTCATAGTTCTCGTCAATTACTTTCTTACGCTTTGCTAATGACCCGTGTGCTACACCGCACGTACGATGTATCGCGGTTTTCATGATGTCGGCTTGCCATGCCGAGTACATAATTGAAAGGGGGCAGATGATCAGGGCTTTCTTAATTATGCCTTGGTTCATCAGGTAGTCAGCCGCCCAAATCGCCGCTGAAGTCTTACCTGTCCCGGCTTCGTTAAAGCAGAAGGCCCGCTGCCTAATACTCAAGAAGTACGCTGTATCCCGCTGATGCGTGAACGGCGTGTAGAACCCCGGCCACGTATAGTCACGCTGCATGGGCGAAGGAATCTTTGGAATGTTTTGACTTGGAAGAAAGTTGTCCAAGTACGAAGCGAGAGTCTTCATCTCGCCGTGGTCCCAACAAACGAGCAATTCTTTGCTGTGCTTGTTGTCTTGTATTATTTCGCTGCGCTCTAAACGTGCTGTAATTTCAGAGGCAAACGAATTTGATGCAGTGAATTTCACTGCTGCGTTATCAACTATTTCCATACTGTACCTACTGAGTTAAAAGCCCGTATCGTGGGCCAGCCGGTTGACGCCTAGGCAAACATTTGGTAGCAAAACCTATCGTCAACTGACGCAGTTATTCTGAGGGAAAGTGGGTGGGGGAACCCTCATGCACACTTGCGTCTAGTGCTTCATTTCACCGCCCCGCTTGCTGTCCTGCGGAACGAACGATTCTTAGAAGGTGACTGTAGCTTAGTCCCGTCGCCGTTGCTACCTCCTTTTGAGAGTGCTTTGACATGGGCAACGTCCTTACCCTTTCGGCTAATACCTTTCTTATCGTAGGATCTACGCGCTCGCTGGCGCTCCATTCGATTTTCGTGTTCGCCTCTTTCGACTTGCTGCTTGTACTCTTTTTTGTACGGACGGCTTTTGTTCACGTACGGCATCGTAGTTCTCCATTAAGTCTGCTGTTTGATCTAGTACATCTTTAATGTACTCATGAAACTTAAAGTTAGCATTAAACCTGTTGGCAAGTCTGTTGTATTCACCCGTAAGTTTTCTGCATCGCCCCATCTCGTATGCACGGGCTGCACTAAAATGCGCCACCTTTTCTTCTAAATTCTTTATATCTCGACGCCTTTTAGCAAGCAGTAATTTCAACGCCTCTATCTCAAGGTCTTTATCGTCCTCAATCATCTGCTACCTCTCTCTATAAAAGTTACAGGTGTTGACAGGACACCACCCACATAACGGCCCCGCCTTGGGGAACCAGATGTTGTTTTCATACGCCACTTCAAGTCGCGCTAGATCGGGGAAAAAACTCTGCCACAACTTGTTAATGTCTTTCCTGTCGTATTCTTCTGTAACAAACGTATTGTGCATCACGAACAGCAGCCCCGCTTTGATGTTCTGCACCTCGGGGAAGTGTGCGTAAGTCATCAACGCCATCAACTTTAATTGTTTCGGATCAGGGTATCGGTTGCTCCCGGTTTTGTAGTCCACGATGTATGCGTCGGCCCCATCGACGATGAGCAAGTCAACGATACCGCGCACCCACCTAGTATCAGAATCAAACGCGCACGGCTCCCGATCTTGGGTAAGCGCCATCTCGTGTTCGCAATACTTGGTTCCTCGTATCTCCAGCAAAGCGTCAAGCTGTGACTTAAAGCGTTCATAGTTCTTGAGGAGCGGTGTCCCATCACGAACGTAATCCTCGCAAGCCTTGTGGACTTCCGTGCCGTACAACATTTGGTGCGTAGCTTTTTTCTCAAAGTCCTTCGCTACCTTGATGTGGTAATACTGTTTAGGACAATTAATGAAGTCCTTTAAACTGCTGAACGACCACTGAATCACTAGCAATCCCCGTAAGACTCGCCGTATTTGGCTTCGCAAGCCACCGGCAGTCCTGTAGCCCAATCTGGTGGAGTAGACATGACCTCCGTAATAAACGCAACGGCCTTGTCTAATTCGTTCTTGGGCGCGACGATTACAGCCGCGTCATGCACGGTCAGTACGGGTCGATAGCGTTCCCTGATTTTGAGCATCTGCTCACCGACGATGATACGGGCCAAGGCTTGAACGATGTTCTCAACCATCGCCCCGCCCCATATCGAAGTTATCCCTCGTCGTGATTTGTAAATGTACTTCTTGTCGCTTAAACGCAGGTCTGGGTATCGTATAAATAATTCATTTGGGAGACGGATGCCGGAAGCTGTGACAGCTATTACTCCCTCTTTGCCTATCGAGTAAGGGCGTAATTGATGAGGCCAAGACGCTAGGTGCGTTAGCGCACTATCACATTCGCGCCACAGATCCGTGATCATGTGATTGGACTCGCGGTACAGATCGACAATGCGTTTGCATTCCTCCTCTGGCAAATCAGTCCCCGGCGGCTGAGTCTTCAGCGTGTGCTGCAACTTCTTTGCCCCGGTGCCATAGCCAAGTCCGAGAATGCAGGTCTTGCCGACGAACCGTTCGACCGGATCAGCCTTGGTGATGGGCTTCTTGTAGACCTTCGATGCAAAGATCGAATACACATCCTCGCCGTTGGCAAACTGCCGGGTCACATCATCCTGCCCTGCAAGCCACGCCAAGACCCGCGCTTCAATCTGAGAAGAGTCGCAGTTGATAACGACATGGCCTGCCGGGGCCATGATCGACCGCTTCAGCGTTTTCTTTTTCTTGTCACGGCTTGGGAGATTCTGGAAGTTGACCGAATCAGTCCCGGCCCAACGGCCTGTGTGAGCGCCGTAATACTTGAGCGGGATAGGTAGCCGACCGCGATTCCGAGAACCAATGCCGATAAAGCGTTCAATGCGGGACTCCTCTATGGTGGACTTGGTGCCGAGACGGACGGCACATAACTGCTGAACGAACGGGTCTTCGTGTTCTAATAACTCAATAAACCCTTCATCGTTTTTGGCAAGTGCGAAAGTTTCCTTACCGGTTGTTGGACTAATTTTCATTGGCACCGGGACGTTTAGATCTGCCAGTACCGCTGCGAACTGCGGATTGCTTGCCAACTTAGCCCGAACTTCTTCTTCGGTAGCGCAGCCTAGTCTGCCTTGCAATCCCGCCAAGAGTTCGCTCTTCTCGTTCTTAACTTCTTCCAACCGCTCGACCAACATCGCGTCGTTCACTTCCAGTACAGGAATCGTGTACATACGCAGCGTCATGTCGATCAGATCTAGTTCCGATGAAGGAAAATAATCCGAAATAAAAGTATTAAACAAGGCAAAAGTAAGGCTGACATCATTAATACAATAGCCGCCATAACGATGAAGATCGGCAGGAGTAAAATCCTGACGGCGTTTCCCAAGAGCCTCAACCACTTCGGTGCCTTTCTGTCCAAGCCCATACATCTTCACCAAGTTTGCTAATGATCCGCTTACATCAACTCCATGCTTGGCGCGGGCCATGCACAACGTATCGAAGTAGTAAGCAGGGACGATGTTAAAGATAAAGGATAGTATAGCCCCGTCAAACATGGTGTTGTGACAGAGCAGCGCCGACTCCGCCCAGTTAATCTGGTCGAGTCGTGCTTTAATTTCTTTATGGGTGCCGGTAATCCATTCCGGCTGGTTGTCGTCAATTTTAATCGCAACACCAATGACTTCAAACGACGGACTACGGATGTATTCTTCCGTCGTTAGTTTAGTCAGGCTGAACTGCTGCGAGTAATACGTCTCAAAGTCGAGCGTGACGAAACTCATGGGTCCACGCTCCACGTATTATTCTGGCGTTCCAACTTCGGCCACTCGACCGTCGTGACAAATGATTTGTCCTGCACAAGAACATGATTCGTCGGCTGTGCCGTGAACCTGCCATTGTCCAACTTGATGAAGTAAAACTCCTTGGACTGTTCTGGCTCCAGACTGAACCCGTCAAGCATGGGGATCGCTGTGAACATGTAGCGCCCACGGAGTTCTTCTTTACTTCGCAGCCTGACTTTGACAGGCACGGCTTCCAGAAACGGGTACTCCACCACGCTGAAGTGATGTCCGTAACAGTCCCAAGTCTGTGCCTGATGAGTTAGCCATTCCATCTCGCATGGAATATGAGCCAGTCGATGCAAAGGCACGTTGCGATAGACCGCACCGCACTCCAACATGACATGACAACCCCATGTCCTACCGGGGTGGCTAACTAAACCAAACCAAGCCACGCGCTCCCATTTTTTATTGCCAAATGTGTACGGAGGTACAAAACAATACGTATGTCGGGGCAACGGCCCCGCGCCTGAGTAAATCATTTTCTCTTACCACCCCTTTTAAGTTCTGCTACCTCTTCCCGCAATCGTCTGATCTCGTAGTAGCACTCCCACAGTACACTACCTACCGTAAGAAATTTAAACTCAGTCGTTGTCGATGCGTCGTTGACCTCGCGGGGAAGTTCGCGGATCAGGTCAAGCACATCTTCTTCAGTACCCATTTGTAAGACTCTCTACCACTGGTGAAACTTTATAGTCTCTATTAAAAATACTTTTATCCAAGGCTTTGGGTTCGATCTTCTTGTTCAAGTAATCGATCCCGGTGAACTGTATGTACTCTTTGAGCGACCTGCGAGTACCGAGTCCATATATACCACAGTTGTCGCCTGTTACCACACGTTCCAAACGCTTAAATGATTTAGCGTTTAAATCTTGCCAAGTAGTCTGCTTCTTTACGCCGTCATCCCAGAAGCGTTTCTTGTATGCAGAGATGTAGTAGTGGTAAAACATCAACGGCGAGATATGAAAGATGTTATAGCCATGCGTCCACGATCTGAGAGCAATGCTCTGCTCTTCGCCCTCAAAGAAGATGTGTGGATCATATGGCACTTCCTCTGCCCACCTACCTAGTGTGAATAGGCATCCCGCCGCGACCATGTACCCCGGCACAAAGTTCTTCTTGGGGACGTAATCACACTGCACGCCAACGAAGTAGTTGTCCTTGAATAAAGCGTCTTTTTGGACAGGGCGGCACACTCTGGTTAGCGTTGCGAACTCGTTAGGGTCTCTTAATTTTTCTACAGGATTGTTCCTAATGTCGTCGTCCTTGGCTTGCAGGGCGTACGGCATGTTCGTAATTAACGGTCTCTCATGATGTTCCATGAGATGCTTCATGGCCGTGTGCATCAGGCCATCCCAACCGGGGTCGAACCCGATGTGGGAGTCTAGTTGGAAGTAGTAATCCTCGTTGTTCCACAGAGTCTGCCCGACATTCCGCGCCCAACAGCAGCCACGGCTCTGATCAGGATCAACTCGCACGTACCTTATCTGATTGCTAAACGGCAGGTCAGATGGGTTAAAAAATTCTTTATCATAGGACTGCTCGACTATCCCAAACACTAGCGAGTCCTTGTGCTTAGCATTGTCGTAGGCATCTTTGATCGTCCACGCCAGAAGCGGGTCTCGGTAAGACGCAATGCTGATAAAGATCTTAGGGGGCATTCCGTTTTCTCAGATGCTCTATCTCTGCCTTCAACACGCTAATCTCTTGTGCCAGAAGGTTGGCCTCTAACTGATAACCCGCTCTGCGGATCGCTGCCAAGGCCTCGTCAATCTTAGCTTGCTGTGAATACTTCCACGGTTGCAGTTCTATCTCACGCTGCCACGATCCCGGTGGGGAGATGTTGTCAATGGTCATCGGGGTGTCTCCGCTCAAAAGTAGTTAAGGTTGATCACCCCTCGCACTTTGCAGTCAGTATGAGTGCTGGCCGCATGTTTAAGCCGCGAGTCAAAAGTCACCAATCGATTGGCTACGCAGTCAACCCGTTGCCCATCGGCAAACATGGTAGGACCGTTGGTCGTGTTCAAGTAATAAATAGCCGTGGTGCAGTTGATACCTGCCCTTGGGTCGGTGTGCATATTGTGTTCCGTTACAGTTTGCGCGTAAGTGGTCAAGTTAGCCTTCACTCGCACCAGCGCAGCCGGGTTCAACCGCTCAACTAACGATGACAACAACGCAAAGTGAGGGCTGTTGATGGTGTGATTTAAATAAAAGATATGCGTGAACTGAAAGTCCATCCGAGCATCAAGCAGTGGTGCAGCCCCCGGTTCGGGGTCGGCTTTAAACCCGTTATAAAACCACGGGAAATTAAAACCTAATAAGGCTTCCATGAGCGCGTGGTGTTCGGCGGCGGGTAAGAAGTCGTCAATTATATTCAGCATGTTAAAGCTCTACCCAACCAGTCATGATGTATTTGTCGCCCTTCAACGGAGGATTGCCCCGGTGTGTATGCGTAAACCCGGCAGGCCAGATAAGCATTCTGCCAGTCTTCGGCTGAATGCGTTTGCTCAAATACAAGAACTCGGTTTCACCACCGTCTTCGATGTCGTTTAGATAAAGAGTAAACACAAGCAGTCTATTACGCACGGCGCGGGCGCTATCTTCGCAGTGCCAGATGTGATACCCGCCCCCCGGCATAGTTTTTTGAATCTTTACTGTGTAAATTTTGTGTGGGTCAACTGTTTGAAGAATCGAATATTTTTCGGCATACAACGGATAGCAGATACTCCAAAATCCGGTATTGAAATCGCCGCACTCTATACGCAGTTCATCGTTGAGGTATATTGAACAATTCTTAAAATCTACCGCTTGGTCTTTGTTCACGTGCGACGGGCGATCCATCCCCTGCACCCGTGAGTACGACATACCCGCCGCGTCTACTTTATCAAAATGTTTAATCCAGTTTTGACAATATTCAATCGGAAAAACTCCATCAAAGATGCCGATAAAATCATCAGTAATTTTGTAATCAAGACTGGGGAGTTTCTCTCGAATTTGCTGTTCAATACTAGGCTTTATCATATTCTTTCCTTGTCTGATCGCGCACTAGCACCAACAACTTACATAATATATGCGTTTGAGTTTTATCTCTTTTGGTATGAGTAAGTGAGTCAAACTCTGTAGCATACATCTCAACAATGTTCCACGTGACTACGGCCTCTTTACCGTCTTCGCTAATTTTAGCCCACACCGCATCAACAGGAACCGCTCGTTTAATATGTTCTTCTGGCACGATCAGATAAGCATCATCGTCGTTTGAAATTTTTTCGTTACTCATGTCACATCTCCTTGGCTATCGCCATCCACTCTTCTGCGTACTCGACGTTACCCCAGTCCTTGAACCAAGGGCCACCGCGAGTGAAGTGAACGGCTTGTGGGTTCGGGCAGTCATTCTTCGTATGCCAACCTTCTAAATAGTTATACGCGATAGGCAAGTCACCGATGGTGGCGTCCCACAAGAACCGTAACTGATGTAGGTACATCCCTGTCTCGCGGTTCACAATCTCAGGAGTTAGCGTCTTGAGTAACGGATGCCCACAGTTCCACAGGATCATGCTCGACCAATTCTTTCGCGGATACTGGTGCTGTGCAGCGCCGTCCATCTTCGTAGATTCTTTCGGTTTGTAGTCATGCTTGACCACAAGCGCCCCGTAGTACGGGTTCATGTAGTCCTCAAGCGCAGCAATGTCGCCTCGCCAGAGAAAGTCACAGTCCATGAACACCGCCCACCCGTCGTACTTCATCAAGTGCGGCACGAGGAAACGAGTGAAGGAAAACTCCGTAGAGGAGAGAGGGTCATGTTCCCGCCAGTACAAATTGCGCTCACGCATCTCCTGTTGCTTGATCGGCTGAATGTCCAACCAAATGGAGGAGTTACGCGCAAGCGACTCCCTGCACACCTGATATGCAATGTCTTCCCGACTGTCCCAACCAATAAATACTTTCATCATTTTTCCTCAAGCGTCCTTGATATGAATATCAAACATATCTCTCGCCACGCAGCCACGCTCGGCACAACCGGGGTCGAGGAACTTGATGTCTTCTCTCAGTCTGTCAAGTTCCTTTTCCTGATCGACCCAGCGTATCTCGTGTTCAACGCAACGCTGTTCAAGGAACTCAATCCGATCTCTGAATTTCTGTTTGGACTCAAAAAAAGATTTAAAAAATTCAGTAATCATAATACTTACTCCTCTTACCTTACACAGCCTCAAACAGTTGTTTACGTGCTTCGCCCTTGTAGTGAATGATCTTCGCGCCGTCGTGCTTGTACTCAGGTAAACATCCGTAGATAGACTCAGGCATCGTGTTTGCCTCTGACTCGGCGTATAACTTCAACACTTCCTGATCGCCATACCACTTGCGAAACTTCGGATCAATCTTGTCGAACATCTCCAACATGATCTGCCACGGCGCACTGTTTTTAGTCGCGGTTGCACAAGCCACAAACGGATAAACTTGATCCATCGTCATGTCCTTGTACTCATCGAATCGCATCCCACGTTGCTCGACGTTAAACGTCATGTCCGATCCAAACTCACGGCGGCACATCACGATCTCGGCATCACCCAAACATTCGCCCACCGCTACGCGATTCACAAAGATCATGTCGGTATCGATGTAGAGCGCAGGTTCGTCAAGATTACGCAGCGCAAACGCTTTGACACGTGAGTACGTGATCTCGTTTGGATCAAGATCATACTCACACCGCTCAGTTACGCCCATCACATCAGGTGTATTTTTATTAGTCAGCATAATCACGTTGGCATTCGGATTGTACCGCAGCAAAGACTTGACCATTTTATGTGGGTAAGAAATGTCATCGCCCACGTGGAAGAAGACAAAGTTATCCCGCACCCGCTCGCCTTCAAAGTTGAGCATCAAGTCCA